AACAGTTATTGGGTGGAAAAAATTTAGATTGGGTCAGATGTTATGCTGAAGGTAAATATACTTATGTCCAGGAAGGAAGACCAGTTTGGTCAGAATATGATGATTCAACCATGTCAGCTGATCTTATGGTCGATGAAAATGTGCCAGTACAAATTGGATTAGACTTTGGACTTACTCCTTCAGCTGTCTTTGCTCAACGTATGCCATCAGGAGCATGGCACGTTCTCCATGAGATTGTAACGTATGATATGGGTTTAGATCGATTTACAAATATTTTAAAATCTGAAATGGCTGTACGCTTTCCTAAGAATGAATTTATGGTTTGGGGTGATCCAGCAGGAGCTTCAAGAGATGGTATCTATGAGACAACGTCTTTTGATTTTTTAAAAACTCATGGCATCCAAGCAAGACCAACAGCAACAAATGATTTTAAAGTTAGACGAGAAGCTGTTGCTATGCCAATGAATAGACTTATTCAGGGTAAGCCTGGGTTCTTGGTTAATAGAAAATGTATGAGACTTAGAAAGTCTTTGTCAGGTGGTTATCATTTTACCAGGGTAGCTATTGGAGCTGGTCAAGAAAGATACAGAGATAAACCAAATAAAAATGAACATTCCCACGTTGGTGATGCTTTAGGGTATTGCCTTCTTGGTGGTGGTGAAATGAGAAGAATGACAAGAGGAATGAAGACGTACACAAAACCTTTTGTTGCACAATCTGATTTTGATATTTTTGCATGAGGTGATTTATGTTTAATGCTGAAGAACTAATGGATGTTATGAAGGTCGATGGTATCCAAAGAAGATTAATACCCTTTCATCAACGTCATGTTCACATGGCACGTTTGAGAAAAATAGATCAAGAATTAGTCGATGGATACGGCAGACCACATATTATAGATTATGGTGTTGAAGGATTATCTTATACAGCAACTTACAAATCTAAAGTCATTGTTATGTTCGGATTATACCCTTTATGGAAAGGAGTTGCAGAAGCTTGGATGCTTCCTACTGAACATTTATTTGATAGCAAATTGATATTTCATAAGGCAACTTTAAGGTTTTTTAACTATGCTTCGCAGAAATTAAAGCTTCATCGTATGCAGACATATGTTTGTACTACAAATTACAGAGCTATCAAATGGATGGAAATGTGTTATTTTAATCGAGAGGGTCATTTAAAAGAGTTTGGTCCTGACTTAAAAGATTATTTTGTTTATGGGAGATTGTTTAATGGGGTTTCTAAATAGTGGTGGTGGATATACTCCTCCTCCAGGTCCTACTCAAGAAGAATTAGATAAACAAGAAGCAAGAGAAAAAAGAGTTGAAGCACAAGAAGTGACAGAGAAAAAGAAAATTGCATCAAGACAAATTGCAAGATTAAAGCAAGGCAATAGAATGTTGATGACAAATATACCAGGAACAAGAGAATTACCTCAAAGGACTTTAGGACCAAGCCGTAATCCAAGAGCATGAGATCATTTCCTAGAAATCCAAAGAAAGTTGAAGAAGGTGTTGAGATTTGCCCACGATGTAAAATTGCTTTGGTTCGCATTGAGAAAGATGGTTGTGATAAATCTGAATGTCCAATGTGTAATGTAGAACAAGATGGTCGCTAAAAAATTTCAAAACCCTGAAGGTGGTTTAAATGAAGCTGGTAGAAAATTTTTTAAAAGAACAGAAGGCAGTAATCTTAAAAGACCCATCAACAAAGGTACTCATCCAAGAAGAATTAAGTTTGCTGGAAGGTTTGGTAATATGAAAGGACCTGAAAAAGATGAAAAGGGTAGACCAACAAGATTGTCATTAGCACTTAAAGCCTGGGGGTTTGGGTCAAAACAAAGTGCAAGAAACTTTGCAAACAAACATAAGAAATCAACATGACAAAATTTTCACCACAACAATTAAAAAAAAGATATGAAGGTGCAGAAAGCCATAAGACACATTGGCGATCTATTTACGAGGATGCTTATCGATATGCTTTGCCAAATCGTAATTTATACGATGGATATTATGAAGGTGGTGTTCCAGGTCAGAATAAAACCTCTCGTGTTTTTGATTCAACAGCAACACAATCAACACAAAAATTTGCTAATCGTATTCAATCAGGATTGTTTCCACCTCAACAAGAATGGTGCAGATTAACACCTGGTGAAAATATACCAGTTGAACGAAGAGGAGAAATTCAACAAGTCCTTGATCAGTATACCAAGCAAATGTTTTCTGTGATGAGACAATCCAGGTTTGATATGGCTATGGGTGAGTTCTTAATGGAGTTAGCTGTTGGTACAGCTGTTATGCTTATTCAGCCTGGTGACGATGAAGAGCCTATTCGATATACTGCAATACCCACTTTTTTTATTTCCTACGATGAAGGTCCAAGAGGAACTGTAGAAAACATTTACAGAAAAATGAAGAGACCTTTTGAAGTTTTGGATAGAGAATTTCCTGATATAAAAATACCTCAATCAATGGTGAAGAGATATGAAAATGATCCTACCGAAATGGTCGAATTAATTGAAGGCACATATTACGACAAGTTATCAGGTATATATCATTATCAAATTATTTCTGATAATGGTGAAGATGAATTAGTTTATAGAGAATTAAAAAGTTTTCCTTGGGTTGTCTCAAGGTACATGAAAACAGCTGGTGAAAGATATGGAAGAGGTCCAGTTCTAACTGCCCTTCCTGATATTAAATCTTTAAATAAAACTAAAGAGCTTGCCTTGAAAAATGCAAGTTTATCTATTGGTGGTGTATTTACAGCAACTGACGATGGAGTGCTGAACCCTAATACAGTTCGTATTGTGCCAGGAGCAATTATACCAGTTGCAAGAAATGGTGGTCCTCAAGGCGAAAGTCTTAGACCTCTACCGAGATCAGGTGATGCAAGCATTTCACAATTTACAGCTAATGAGCTGATATCCTCTGTTAAAACTATAATGCTCGATGAAAGCTTGCCACCTGATAATATGAGTGCAAGATCAGCAACAGAAGTTCAGGAAAGAATGAAGCAGTTGTCACAGAATTTAGGTTCTGCATTTGGAAGATTAATTTCAGAAACAATGTATCCTATTGTCAGAAGAACATTATCAGTTATGAATGATTTAGGAATGATTGTTTTACCTCTGAAAGTTAATGGTCTAGATGTAAAGATGCTTCCAACAGCTCCTCTTGCAATGGCACAAAATATGGAAAAAGTAAGTGAAGTTCTAAACTTTATGCAGATAGTTCAAGGGTTAGGTCCACAAGGTCAATTGTTTTTAAATCAAGACAGAGCTATAGATTTTATTGCTGAGAACCTTGGAATACCAGCAGAAATACTTACAACTCCACAAGAAAGAGAAGCACTCATACAACAAGCACAAGCAATGGCACAGCAACAAGGAGTTATGAATAATGAGCAATCAAGCACAGAAGATCAGGCAATCCAGCAATAATCAAGATTGGGATGGCATCGATGATCCACCACCAGCGAATTTTCAGCAAGAAGCAACAGAATTAGATAAAAGTTATTTTAGAACATTTACAACTGAAGATGGCAAAAAAGTTTTAGATCATTTGATCTCTATTACAATCAATCAGCCATCCTGGATACCAGGTGTTGATGCATCAAATGGATATGCAAGAGAAGGACAAAATTCAATTGTAAGAGAAATTTTAGGCAAAATGAGGAGAAGTTCTAATGAATGAAGAAAAAGACGTATCTCAAGTTGAAGAGGTAGAAGAAAAACAAGCTTCAGGTCTTATGGCTGAAGAAGTTAAAACTATGGAAAGTGAGGAAACAGATGGCGAAAGCATCAACACACACCAAGATGAAAATACTGGAGAAGAGGAAAAAGGGGAAGGCGAAATCTACGAAAGACCTGACTGGTTTCCAGCAAAATTTTGGGATGAAAAGGATGGTCCTAATATTGAGAACATGGCTAAAAGCATTACTCACCTGGAAAAAAAATTAGGAGAAACAGCACCTGATAAATATGATTTGTCAGAAGTTCAAGTTGATCCTGAAGACCCAGTAGTCAAAGCTGTTCTTGATTTTGGAAAAGAAAAACAACTTTCAAATAAATCTATTGTTGGATTAATTAGTACAGTTATTGATATTACTGGTGGTATCCAAGAACAAGAAGAGATTAATATAGCTCAGGAAAGAGAAAAGCTTGGAGAAAATGCTACACAAATTCTGCAATCAAATATTGATTGGGGTCAGAAGCTTGTTGCTGATGGTGTTTTTACAAAAGAGGATTACCAGGAGTTAGAATATTTGGGTGGTACTGCAAATGGTCAAAGAGTTATGCAAAAAATTAGAGGTCTGATAAACGGCAAGCAAGAGATACCAGTAGTATCTATCCCAGGCAATAAACCTGATAAAACTGAGTTACAAGCTATGGTTGCTGACCCTAAATATCAAACTGATCCAGTTTACAGAAGACAAGTTGAGAAGAAGTTTGAGGAAGCTTACGGCACATAATATATTGTATAAATACTAGATATGTAATCTAGACTTTACAAACTACTATATCTTGGTGTATCTTTTTAATTAGATCGATAACTCTCGTCAGCCGATCGACTTTAGTAAAAGTTTAGGTCGAATTTTTCGGTAACCCAAACGATGTAATAATTTAACTATGGAGAAGCTTTAATGGCTACAACTTTAAGTCCAGCGTTTGTAACGCTGTTTGAAGCCGAAGTCCATCAAGCTTATCAGGCATCTGCTACTCTACGAAATGTTGCTCGTATGAGAACTGGGGTAGAAGGATCGACTGCTAAGTTTCCGATTTTGGCAAAAGGTTCAGCTTCTGTAAGAACACCTTCTACAGATGTTGTTCCATTAAATGGTACATTTTCAAGTGTAACTGCAACTCTTACTGATTACATTGCTTCTGAGTATTCAGACATTTTTAATCAGGCAAAGATTAACTTTGATGAAAGACAAGAGCTTG